GAACATGAAAAACCATTTTATTCATTAAAAGGAAATTATACATATGAATTAAGATGTGAATTGTTCAGATACAATAATGAGACTATAGACACTGGAATAGAATTTATAGATGATAATGTGCAAAATGAAGGATATACACAAACCTTTAAAATGGTTGGAGTTGGATCTTTACCAATTGCTACATCTGGATTGGTATTTGGTGGTATTAGATTTATCAATTTAACCAATAGAGGTAAAGGATATAAGTCAACTCCTACGGTAGCAATTTCATCATCACCAGATCCAAACGGAACTGCATCTGGAATTGCAACAATGATAGGTGGATTAACAGATCTTTGTGAACCAAATTCATCTTTATTAAGAATTCAAGGTGTAGAATTAATAAGAACTGGATATGGTTACACAACTGCCCCAGCAGTATCTTTTATTGGTGGTGGTGGATCGGGAGCATCTGCTAAAGCAGTAATAGGAAATGGTATTGTTGGTATTGTTACTATTTTAAGTGGAGGTTATGGATATGTAGATCCTCCAGTAGTTACAATATCTGCACCTGGAACATCTTCTACGGCAACAGCAGCTTTAACCGCAAATATCAATTCGTCTGGGTTTGTAACTTCAATATCAATAAATGATCAACAAGGATTTTTTGACAACACAAGAGAATTTAGTTTCCCAAATCCAATTTTAACTAATGCCATACTATCACCCATAATTGACGTTGATGCTAAAATTTTAAATATTTCTATCTCAAATCCAGGTGCTGGTTACACTACCACTGCAGTGAATACAATTAAATTTACTGGAGGTGGACTAACTACATCAACATATAAATTTGGATCATCTAGTGGTTATCTTGATGGAACAACTTCAGACATAGTTTGTAGTAATATTGGATCTGATATTTTTAGAGATGGTAGAGTAGATTTCTTCTTAAAATTGAAGAATACTTTTCAACCAGGAACTATAATATATTCTAAAGGATTGTACGGCGCATATGAGTGGAAAATAGATCTGAAAAATAATTCTAGATTAGAAGTATCTATTTTGAATGGTGTTGAAACATTAGAAATTCCAATTAATTTAAATGATGATGAGTGGCACTTCATATCATTCCAAAAAACACAAAATCCATATACTGGATATAACACAATAATTGTTGTTGATGGAAATCAGTATGTTTTAACTGCAGGAGAACCAAACTTATATGTTTCATCTGAAGGAATATTAATAAAACATAGTGTAAATACTGATTGTTATATTGATCAATTTAGAATTGAGAATACATGTCCAAATTATGATATTTCTGTACCATCAGTAGGATTTACCACCACAGCGAGTACCTTATTTTTACATACATTTGAACATGCGATTGCATCCCCAATAATTTCAAATGGAAAAGTATCATCTTTGAATATAGTATATAATGGATCTGGATATAGTGCAAATCCTATTGCAACGGTAAGCGCACCAACAAAACTAATAACTGCAAAAGGAAGACCTGTTGTTAATAATTCTGGTTACATAACATCAATAGTAGTAACAAATCCAGGTTTTGGTTATTCATCATCACCTTCAGTAAGCATTGCCACAACATCATTCCAAAAAGTCACTGCTACAGCAAGAGCAAATATAGACTCCTCTGGAGTTGTGACATCTATTAGTATAATTAATGCGGGTCTAGGGTACACACAAGCACCTACAATAAGTTTTTCAGCACCCCCTGCTACTGGAATAGGATCTTTTAGTTTTAACGAAGTTGTTGTTGGTACTATAAGTAGTACTAGAGGTAAAGTTAAAAATTGGGATGCTGTTACGAGAACATTGGTTTTATCTAATATAAATGGAGAATTTTTAAATAATGAATATTTGGTTGGAGAAAAATCTGGAGCTAGTTACAAAATAAAACTTATAAATACAGATAATCTTCAAGATCCATTTGCTCAAAATTATACAATACAACAAGAAGCATCTGAGATATTAGATTTTTCCGAAAAAAATCCATTTGGAATAGTTTAAAAAATGTTTGAGTATTTTTATCACGAAATTTTAAGAAAAACAATTGTTTCTTTTGGAACTTTGTTTAATAATGTTTCCATTCAAAAAAGAGATTCTGATGGAAACGTTTTAGAGATAACAAAAGTTCCTTTGGCATATGGTCCAACACAAAAGTTTTTAGCGAGATTAGAACAATCTCCAGATTTAAATAAACCAGTTCAAATTACATTACCTAGAATGTCTTTTGAATTTGTTGGATTATCTTATGATAGTAGTAGAAAGTTAGCACCAACTCAATCATTTGCAACGACTATAAAGACAGATGGCACTGATATAAGAAAAGCATTTATGCCAGTTCCATATAATATGGATTTTCAATTATCTATTATGACTCAGTTGAATGATGATATGTTGCAAATAGTAGAGCAAATATTACCATATTTTCAACCATCGTTTGTTTTAAGTGTTGATTTAGTCAGTACTATTGGAGAAAAAAGAGATATTCCATTAACATTGGAAAATATAACAATGCAGGATGATTATGAAGGTGATTTCAATACTAGAAGAGCATTAATATATACTTTAAATTTTACAGCTAAAACATATCTTTTTGGACCAATTTCTGGACCAGAAACATCAAAAGATATTATCAAAAAAGTTACAGTTGGCTACAGTGCTGGAGATGGTGCTGGGTCAAGACAAGTTACATATACATCTGAAGCAAAAGCAACTAAAAATTATACAGGTGAGATTGAAACTAATTTATCACAAGATGTAGACTTAACTGATCTGGAAATCGTTGTAGATGATTCATCGGATATTCCAATCAAATCTTACATCATGATAAATGAAGAGACTATGTATGTTAAGTCTAAAAATAATAACAAACTTATAGTTGAAAGGGGTGCATATAATACTAAAGTTTTAAGTCACGTTTTAGGTGCTCCAGTTAAGAAGATAACGTCAGCAGACGATGATTTAATTGTTGCTGGAGATGATTTTGGATTTAGTGGAACGTTATGAAAAATAAATATGAAAATTTAAACAATACCTTTAACTTAGAAAATACTGAAATAGTTTCTACAGAAATAGATACTAATAGAATAGAAGTTAAAAGTTCAGAGGATGATATAAAAAAAGATTATGAATATACGAGAGGGAATTTATATTCAATTATAGAAAAAGGTCAAGAGGCATTAGATAACGCTTTAGAATTAGCAGTTGATGGTGGTCAACCAAGAGCATATGAAGTTGTTGGTCAACTAATAAAAAATGTTTCTGATGCCACAGATAAACTTTTAGATTTACAGAAAAAGTTAAAAGAAATAGAAAGTGAAAAAATTTCAAAAGGACCAACAAGCGTTACAAACAATGCTTTGTTTATTGGTTCTACTGCAGAATTATCGAAGTTTTTAAAATCAAATAAAGAACAACTGCAGGATAAATAACTAATAAACTTATTAGCAAAATGTCTGTTGTAATTTCTGCCAATTACGAACTTGAAAAAGGTGCAGACTTTATTCAAAATATAACTTTTAGAAATCCAGATAGAACTCCATTAGATTTAACTGGATATAGTGCATCAGCAAAAATTAGAAAATATCCAACTTCACCATATTACAATACAGTTACAGTAATCTTTACAGATAGATCGCAAGGTCAAATAAGATTATTTGTTAGCAGAGATCAAAGTTTGCTTTTGGCATCAGGTAGAAATTATTATGATGTAATGTTAACAGATCCAGATGGAGTTACTACAAAAAAATTAGAAGGAAGTATTCTAGTTAATGATAGCTCCACGATAGGATTTGTAAGATCTTCAGCAATATCAGATTTGGGAACGATAGATACTTCAAATATTGCAATTGGTTCTGGATCAACTACTGGAATTGGTACTACTGCTGGATCTGGTGACGGATATGTTTTAATGTTTGATGGAAACGCCCAAACATTTAGATTTGTAAATCCAGATGATGTTCTGTCTAAAGCAGCAACTGAACCACAACAACCTGGATTTCCTTCAGATTTTATTGATGAACTTGATAGAGAACTTGATGATAAGATTGATATTGATGCTGGAACTTGGTAATAAATAGTTAATAACATTTTCTATTACTATGGATCTTCAGTATCCAATAGACACTTCAGACTTAAATGATGGATATATTTTAATATTTGATTATGAAAATTTAAAATATAAATTTGTAAACCCAGATGATATTTTATCTAGTGCAGCAGTAGAACCTCAACAACCAGGTCTTCCTGCAGACTTTTTATCTTTATTAGAAGTCGATCTAGACAATAGAATAAGTTTAGATGGTGGAAACTGGTAATTATATAAAAATAAATAATAATACTAATAAAAGTATAAATAAGGTCCATGCCAGTACCAATTCTACAAATTAAAAGGGGTGGATATAATT